TGAGGATTCTAGAGGCGGTAATAGATCAAAAGGCAACAAAGGATTAGTAAAAGGCGAAGGTGTATCTACTTCTGGACAGAGAGAATCTACAATAAACCCAGGACCTAACTCAGGAAAGAAAGGCGGCGGGCAGAATGAGAAGATTGAGACTGCTATTGCTAGAGATTGGAATGACATTTATCTAGAAAGCCCAGTAGATTTGATAAATTGTGATTTAAAAATTATGGGAGATCCATATTTTATAGCAGATAGCGGTATGGGCAACTATCATTCACCACCAAAATCAATTAATGAAACCCAAGATGGAACCATGGCTTATGAAAATGGAGAAGTGCATGTGGTTGTCAACTTTAAAACTCCATTAGACTATGGCTTTAATGATGCAACTAACAATACAGATGATGGATATATGAATTTTAAAGATAACAGCCTAGGAGTTAAAGGATATTCAGGTGTATATCAAGTTATTACTGTAACAAATGATTTTAACGAAGGACAATTTACGCAAAACTTAAAGTTAGTGCGAGCAAGAAACCAAAGCAAAGAAGATGTCCAACAAGAACCTACAGAAAAATCACTAGTGGCTGGTAACGACTGGATAACAAAAGTAGAAACAGCAATAGATGATGGTACTGGCGATGCTAGAAATATATATGGTGCTTATGTATAAAGAGAGTGTATATGTCTACTAGTTCAACTTCAAATCAGGCAAAACGGGGAACGAAACCATCTTGGATGGTTGGAGTTGGTCCTTATATTGGCAGAGTAGTCAATCATTTGGATACAGAGTATATGGGATCCATAGAAGTAGAAATTATTAAGATTTCTGAATCTTCAGGCGTCGTAGAAAGTAGTGGTTATGTAATTCCGTGTACTTATGTTAGTCCTTTTGCTGGACAAACACCGTCTTATGGATTATCTGATAACGAAGGGTTTGATAATACTCAAAAAAGTTATGGATTTTGGGCAGTGCCTCCAGATGTAGGCGTTCGTGTGTTAGTGTTGATGGCTGAAAATAACTTTTCATACGGATTTTGGATAGGTTGTATCCAAGATAAGTTTATGAACTTTATGATGCCAGGTAATGCGTCTACAGTTTTGAATAAAGAGGGTGGCAAATATGATGGAAAATTGGCTCCAGTTGGCGAATATAATAAACTTCGAGAAGATGGCGCAGGTAATGATGTTACAAAATACAAGAAACCAGTAGACGTTCGTCAAGCTGACATATTAGATAGGCAAGGACTATTAAAAGTAGATGAAGATAAAATAGATGATAGCAGAGGTCCAATATCTAGTTCTAGCCGCAGAGATATTCCTAGTATGGTTTATGGCATTAGTACACCAGGACCACAAGATTGGAAAGGACCAAAAGTTGCTTATCATACATTGGATAATCAAGCACGAGTTCCTTTTTCTAGGTTAGGCGGTACAAGTTTAGTGATGGATGACGGTGATCCATTAAAATTACGAACAAAATTACCAGATGATAACAAGCCTGAATACGAATTAGTAGAAAATCCAGAGGATCCGTTCCATAATCAAGGTGATACTGAGCTACCTCATAACGAATTATTTAGAATACGGACAAGAACAGGGCATCAGATATTGATGCACAATACTGAAGATTTCATTTATATTATTAATGCTCAAGGAACAGCATGGATTGAACTTACAAACAATGGTAAAATAGACATTTATTCAAAAGATAGTGTTAGTGTTCATACAGAAAACGATATAAATGTAAAAGCTGAACGGGATATGAACTTTGAAGCGTTAAGAAATATTAATATCAAAGCACACGAACAGATGCGTATAGAATCTGGACACGCAACTCATTGGAAAGTAGGAACACTAAAAGAAGACGGAGATCATTTATATGCTGATGTAAGCAGAAATGTACATTGGAGAGTAGGCACTCACGAAAATAAAGGCGATTTTTTGTTAGAAATATCTAAAGATTTTTTGATAACTGTAGATGAAGAATTTAAATTAGTAGCAAAAAAGAAGATTCATCAAAAGTCTCACGAAGAAACATACCACCATGCCTTAAAATCCTTCCATCAAAAGACAGATATGAGCTTCCATCAACAATCAGAAGCAATGATGCATCTAAAAAGTAACACTTCTGATGTAAGAATAAGAGCAAGTGTTCATTGTCATATGAATGCAGGATCAAATAACTATATTACTGCCGCTGCCAACAATCATATCAAAGGTGGATCAGCAAATCATATGGCAGCTAACACAAATAACTTTCTAGCATCCACAAATAGGATGCATGCCTTACAATATTTTGGCACAGGAGCTGCTCCAGCACTGCCAGGAGCGTGGGCATCAGGAGCAATACCAGCAATAGAACCTCCATTACCAGAATGTGCTCATCATGCTTGGATCCCAATGCGTATACCTATGCACGAACCATACGACAGTCATGAGAATCTAGATCCAATGATGTTCAAACCAGATAAGACGGATTCAAAATTATCAATAGAAGATGATTGTGTTTTTGTAGTAAAAGAAGTACAAGAAAAAATACCATATGTTTTATATGATGATACATTTAGAAAAGGCGCACCCACTGATGAAGAGTATGCTGCTGCCTTTGCACAATCAGCAAGTTTTAATCCAAATAACACATAATAGGTGGAGTAATATATAATGTCTAGAGAATTTACTGAAAAATCACTTTATAAAGAGATTGTAGTAAAAAATAATCTAAAGAAAACAATTTTTGATCCAGGAACATTAGTTTATAAGGGAACAAGCACTGTAAATCGTGATAGCACGAGTCCAGTTTTATATGATTTGTCACTTATCAAGCAAGATTTGTTAAATCATTTTCATATTAGGCAAGGCGAAAAGCTATCAGACCCAACATTTGGATGTATATTGTGGGACTTATTATTTGATCCGCTTACAGAACAAACAAAAAAATTAATTATAGAAAATGTTAACACAATAATAGCATCTGAGCCTAGAGTTTATGCTGATAGAATTATTGTAGAAGAATACGAAAGTGGAATAGCAATATATTGCCAATTAACATACCTTCCTTTCAATATTAGTGAAAAAATGCGTATGAATTTTGATAAAGATTCTACCCTCACTGCTTTATAAAGTAAGCACATAATAATATAATAAATATACTAAAAGGAATACTCATGTCATCAACTGATAGACAAAACCGTTTATTAGTAGCAGAAGATTGGAAAAGAATATATCAATCTTATCGTAATGCTGACTTTCAAAATTATGATTTTGATAGTTTACGAAGAATAATGATTAATTATCTTAGGACAAACTATCCTGAAGATTTTAATGATTACATAGAAAGTTCAGAATATCTTGCATTAGTTGATCTTATTGCTTATTTAGGACAAAATTTAGCATTTAGAATTGACTTAAATGCTAGAGAAAATTTCTTAGAGTTAGCAGATAGACGAGAATCTGTACTACGGATGGCAAGATTATTGTCATACAATCCTAAACGAAATATAGCTGCTCAAGGATTATTAAAAATCACAAGTGTTAGCACTACAGAAGCTGTATACGACACTAATAACATTAATCTACAAAATCAAAATATTTTATGGAACGATCCTAGTAATTCAAATTGGCAAGAACAATTCATAAAGGTATTAAACTCAGCAATAGACAGTGATGAAGTTATAGGCAGAAGTATTAAGAAAGAAACTATAGCAGGGGTGCGTACAGAAAAGTACCGTTTTAGAACAGAAGTAGCTGGTTTGCCGGTATATGAATTTACTAAAAATATAGATGGGCAAAATATCAAATTTGAAGTAGTATCAAGTAATATTACTCCTAGTCAAATTATAGAAGAAAATCCAACGCCTAATACTAAATTTTCTTTTTTATATCGTTCTGATAGTTTGGGACCGTCGTCTAGTAATACTGGATTCTTTTGCTATTTTAAGCAAGGTGTGATAAACGAAGGAACTTTTAACATTGCCAATCCAAGTGCAAATCAAGTTGTTAGTATAGATGTTACAAACATCAATAATACAGATGTTTGGTTGTATCAGACAAATACAGATGGTGATAATGTTGAATTATGGACTAAAGTTGATGCTATTGAAGGTAATAATGTAATCTATAATAGTTTAGCAAAAAATGTAAGAAACATTTACGGGGTTCTAACAAAAACTAATGATAAAATTAGCCTTGTATTTTCAGATGGAGTATTTGGTAACTTGCCGTATGGTGGTTTTAGGGTATATTATAGATCAAGCAGAAATAGAGACATTACAATTACGCCAAGAGATATGCTCAATACGCCAATCACTATTGATTATATTAGTAAGTCTGGAAAAGCTGAACAAATTAGACTTGGGTTAGAGCTACAATATACAGTTGATAACGCATCGCAGTCAGAGACAACCGCTAGTATAAAGCAGCGGGCACCTATGACATATTACACTCAAAATAGGCTTGTAACAGCAGAGGATTACCAAATTGGACCGTTAAGTATTTCGCAAGAAATAGTAAAAGCTAAGAGCGTCAATAGAATTAGCTCAGGATTATCAAGGTATTTTGACTTGCGAGATGCTACAGGAAAATATAGTAAGACTAATTTGTATGGTTCCGACGGCATCTTGTTTAGAGAATATTATAATAATCGAAAAGAATTTACATTTGAAACAAGATCAGATATTGAAAGTGTAATAAACAACGAAATATATGAAATATTATCTAGCCAAAAAACAAAAGATTTTTATTTTGATAGTATTACGCAAGTTCCATACACTGATTTAGGTATAGAGTGGACACAAGTTACAAAAGATACTAATTTTTATACAGGATATTTTGTCAATCAAAGTTTGATTAAACAAGTTCTAGGAACTTATACAACAAGTGTATTATCCTTAATAAGAGCAAACAGTCATGTAAAATTTAGAGCACCTGACGGATTTTGTTTTGGAAAAGATGGAGAATTACAAGCAGGTGAAGCTAAAGGCGTAGGGACCACAAGTTACAAGTGGGTAAAGGTTATGTCAGTGTATGAAGATGGCACTGAAAATACAGATGACGGTGATGGACCAGTTATACTAAATGATTATATTCCAAATGGTGCATTGATAGCAGAAATACGTCCTTTTGTTACAAGCTCTGTAGACAATGATTTAAAAAATCAAATAGTAGATCAAATTTTCAATTATAAAGCATTTGGGTTACGATATTCTAGAGATCTTATGCAATGGAAAATAGTTTATGAAGATAATATGGATGTTGTGAATCCATTTTCTATTGGTAAAGAAGGAGATACATCTAGACAAAAATTAGATTCTAGTTGGTTATTAAAATTTACTACAAATAAAGAGTTTTATACTATAGATTATAGACAAGCACGATATTTGTTTGAAAGTGATCAAGAAATTAAATTTTATTTCGATAGCAGTGATAAAGTCTATGACAGCACGACTGGTAAAATTGTAAGAGATAAAATAAGCATCTTAAGTAATAATAATAAATTTAATTCTACAGAAAACTTTACAGTGGATTATAACTGGGCAATTTCAGAAGAATATCGCGATGGTACTGGATACATAAACAGTAAAAAAATTGAAGTTGTGTTTTATGACTCAGATGATGACGGTGTAGTAGATGATCCAGATATATTTGATACAGTAGTACAAATAAATGACTATGCGACAGAAGCTTGGATATTCCAAAAGAAATATGTTTCAGAAAATGGAGTAGAAAC